CAGTAACAGCTTTTCATCAGTTGCTCCCAGGAGTTCTTCAATCGTCTCTAAAACAAACTCGACAGACGATGCTTGAACGTACATTAGACGCTCTAGGTCGCAGCCTGCTGCCTCTAAAAAAGCAGGGTCGATGGCAGACTCGGAATCAAAATATACGACGAGCTTACCCATTTTCTGGGCGTTGGCTGCAATCTGTGCGGCCATGTAAGACTTACCTGTGGAGGTGAGTCCTGCAATCTCTGTGACTTTGCCGACAGGGATGCCGCCGATGTGTCCTTTACATATAATACTGTCAAGCCAACGCGATCCTGTGGGGATCCATTCCTTGACTTGGGTGGGGTTCTCCCCCGTTAGATCGTGGGCGACATTGCGCCCCGCTTTCTTGTTGACTAAGGTCATGAGTTCCTGCATGGATACACGACCTGCTTTCGTTTGTTTTGCCTTTCTCGGCATAGTGCCTCTCCTTATATATTATATTATAACACACTTACATGGTTATGGCAAGCATGTAATAATAATTTCTGATGAATTCCCCATCTTTTTCTTTTCTGTTTGGGTTTTCGATTTGACGTTCTTCATTCCCATGGCCCACTTGGCTTCGACAATATCATACTCTTTATAGAGTTCTCGAATCTCTGCGCAATCGTTATAAGATAATATCCAGTTGGGCCGTTGAGAGATTATATCATAGAGTCCACGATGATCAAAGCCAAAGTGAGTGTTTCCCTTGTCTCCATAAAGTTTATCTTTATCGGCGCCTAACATGTAAGGGGGATCCAGATAGAGCAACGCATCAGGATGCGCTGGGATGGATTGCTTAAAATCTTTTTGTTCAACTGTGAGGTTGGGTTCTTTAAAGTCTCTAAGCCGCTCGATAGAGGAGTCCGTAAACCGCGCATAAGACGCACGCTCTGACCATCCTCCACTAAAGGTCGCTCCCGAAAAACTGCTACGATTAATAGCATAAAACTTGGCAGCGTTTGCATAAGTATAATTACGAGAGTAGCGAATGGCTTGTCGCAGTTCTTCTCGAATTCGCTCGAAATCTTGACGGAGCAATCCGCGCCCCCAAACTAATTTTCCCTTGTGTTCATATTGATTGGGGCCCGAGCGCAGTTGGTCAGCTTTTTTTGCTATGAGGAATGGATCGTCCAAGAGGGAGCGCCAGAACCAAACCAACGGTCTGAATAGATCATATCCATACACTCGTGTTCCACGCTCTGCGAGCGCCAACTCAAATGAGCCGCCCCCGAGAAAGGGGGAGCAAAGCTCCCCACAGTCTTCGGGCACGAACTCCATTAACGTTTTGACCGCACGGCTTTTTCCGCCGGGGTATCGCAATGGAGTCTTCACTTACTTGGCCGCGGCTTGATCCGTGCGCCACTCATCCCGAGTAATAATCCCAGAAAGAATTTGCTCACACTCAGTCCAGAGCAGACCCCAGCATCCGAATTCAGCATGCCTAGAATTAAAGTTTTCAATGAACTTCTTTTGGAAAAGCTCATCTAAACGATCTAGAACGGCACGAGTTGCAAAGTCCCACATAGCCTTCAAATCGTCCATGGACCAGCCATGAGAAACCATGGCATTGCCATTGGCATCTAGGGTAAGCACATTCTTAAGTAGTCCGTACATGATGGGCTGCACATATTCAGGCAACAAGCTTTCCTCAATTTGTTCTCCAGAAAACAAATACTGTTTGTGATGCTTTCTATCGGAGATATCTTTATTAAGATCTCGCTTTCCTGCTTTGCGCAAAATTGCCAAGTCGTTGAACCCGGTGTCGTACGCATAATTAGAACGCAAGGTACTCTGGATGTAGTCCGACAGTTCTAGTACAGTATTTAAGATGGGGTACATCTTTTCAAACTCAGGATTGTGCTTTTCGTTCTCCAAGAGCTTAGTAGAGCGTTCTCCAAGACGAAGCATACCATACATGGTATCTCCCGCATCTAATTCTTCACTTCTTAATACAGGTATACCTGTGTATAGCAGCGCAACAATGCGATCAATGCGACATTCTTTCTTAATAACAATGTCCTTTTTGTTTCGGTCATGCTGGCGAAAGCCAATGTTGTCCATATAAACAGGATCAATCCAAGATTTCATCACGTCAAAGGCGCCGCGTTGGTTTTGTTCGCTATAGAGCTTTTGTCCGTCGCGATCATTCCAATATTCGGCCGCTCTTCGAGAGCCTCCGGGAACGTCGTCAAAAAAGCAATCCTCAACAAGCATCACATTTAGTTGCTGCTCAAACTCTAAGGTGTCCAAAACTGACATACCTTGTCTTGCCGCTTCGTTCGTGTGCTGGCCATCATAATGTCCAGCGTCTGGAGCGTCACATGTGAGAGAGATCGTATCCTCGTCTATGTTTTCAACAATGCTACCATCGTCAACGATAATGCAAAGGCCGCCATTAAAGACGCAGAACCCAGGCATCGTTTCAAAAGTTTTGCGAATGGCCTTCACCTTCTTGAGGTCCTTGTTCAATCCGCGCGGATTGGTTCCGCTGGGAATTTTGAAAAGATCGCTATCCTTTTCAGCTTTTACGCAGATCCTCCATACCTGAGCCTTGGTGCCATCTTTTTTGGTAATTGTGGTTCTACTTGTGGGTGTATCGTCTTTATCCCCCCGATACAGATTAAGGGTGTACGTTGTTTTTGCCATTAGTTATCTCCTTTTGTTAACATTTAGCAGTAGACTTCCTCTGCTTTCTCTGTAAAGCGAAGTCTTTAAACTCTCCATATGGAGACCGTGGTCTTTTTATAATCCTTGACCACTTTGGATATTCTTAATATATCATGTATAGTTTGCTTTGTCAAGCAACTAATTAAAAAGGTGGCAGACATTTCCCGGTCTGCCAGCGGGGCGAGCCTAGCCTGCTACCAGTTCATTGAACGCACGGTCTACATCAGTTGTTTCTGTGCTCTTGTACTTGGCAGTCTCGTGAGAACGGCTCTCGGCAGATCCGTCGCCGGCCAATTGCTCATCGAGAATCGCGCCTACCTGCTCCGCACTAAGACGCTCGAAGAGAGAGTCAAAATCCGGAATACCATCAAGGAGGGCAGGGATGGCTTCGGTATCCTCAAGTAGCGTTGAGGTATTACGGCGCATTTTCAGGCTCGTCTGGGGGTATGCACCGGGCTTGGTGGGCTTGGTGTAAGTAAGAGTAATATCTGTACCCTCGTTAACGTCTGTGACGTCCCCATATTCAGGGTCTAGAATGTAGCCGAGCAGCAATTCGTATGCGGTCTTACCGTAACCGTATACCTTAATTCCCTCTTCCTCTCGGCCACGAACAACTACGGGGCTAAAGTAGCGGGTGCGCACAAAGAGTGACTTCGCCAGCTTCTTACTTTCCTCGTCGTTGTTCTCCGTTCCTTCGCGCCAAAGCGAAGAAGCGAATTCGCAAATCGGACATTGCTCTCCAAAGTTTCGTTTGGGACAAGGGACTCCGCCCCTGTGATCTCCGACATTATAATGGAAAAACATTTCCTTCAAAGGATCTCCGTCCCGGGTAGGAACAATACGAATATCCGTATCTCCCTCGTCTGGTTTGAACCAAACCGAGTTGGAATCACCCTTGTTTTCACCGCGCAAAGTTGCGAGCTTGCGGCGCATAAGCTCCATATCAATTGACATTATTCATTTTCTCCTTTTGTGAATAAAGTATAACACACTCAACTTTATGAGTCAAGTGTTTTTTGTTCTTGTACTACGTTTGTGTGGGCAACGCAGAACCCAAAATCTTCATGTTCGGTTTCATAAATGGCATAAGATAACTTTCTAAATGCATTAGTCGGTCTGTCTTTGAGCATATCCACCAGTTTTTTGTGCAAGCCGCCTTCGCTTGCTAATCTTTCTTCGTTTATACATATATAATAACACAGTTCGCGGGGGCTGTCAAGGTTAAAAAGCCATTTTTCTTCAAGATTTTCCATATTGAGTATTGCAATGCTTCTAATGCGGTTTAATGCGGCCGGCTGTGCGGTTTGTCCAATCTCTGGTTCCGAGAATTCAAAGTAGTTTAAATAATGAACGGTCGAAAAAATAGATTGGTTTAGTAAAGTGTAGTAAGTTTTGATCGGAAGCTCTCCAAGTGCCTGTTCCAAATTCAAATTAGAAATTAAAGTAATTGTTTTGAAAACTGCTGATCGTGCATATTCCTGTAGCACCCCAAAGGTAATTGCTTCTAGAATTTTGGGGACGCCCGTTAACAATTCGGTGTCGGGCTGAATATAGAACAGTTCAATGTCTTTATCTTTAATCTGTTCCAAAATTCCTAATACATAATTTGAACTCATCGAAGAGCCCATCACAAATACTTGTACACGGTCTCGCATATCGGCGAAGAACTCTCTCAAGTCTGGGATGTTGGTTTCGTATTCATCGGGCGTAGAAAATGATTCGAGACGAAATGCCCGGTCAGTATTTTGCACAACCTTATTATTTAAGGAGTATACTTCATAATTGCTGATGGTCGCAAAATTCTCTGCGATAGCTGACGCTGCATTTCCAATTCCTACTACTGAAATCATAACTTTAACTCTTTAAGATCGTAATAATTCTCGCCGCATGCAAGGTTAACTAAGAATTTATCTAGTTTGTTGCTAGCAAATATTTCTTTAATCTCGGGCACCAACGTGCGATCTTCATCGGCCAAGTCTACTACCACTTCATCATGGACAATATGAGAAACAAAAGATTTCTTTCCTGCCAAGAATTTATCTAGTACTATTGCTCGCTCTATTACCAAGTCGGACGTAGTGCTTTGGATTAAATAGTTAAGTGCCTTCCTTGCATCAACTCGAATCTTGCGGTTGAATATAGTATTAATATAACCCCCTTCGTACCATTTGTCAAGAACTTTTTCACGTCGGTAAATATTAAATTCATCGTTAGCAGCCTCGGGATTATACAACCACGCAAAGAATTTTATCTTAGCGTCTTCACGATCTATTTCGCCCTGAATTAAGTTTTTAATATGCCATTGGTGCACGTCTTCAGTGGGTTGTTGTTCTCCTGCCAACGCAATGAAGGTACGTACCTCTGCCGCATTGTAATCCAAGGATAGGAACCACTGATTGTGGGGCTTGAGGAGCTTCCGGAAATCTTTTTGGACCGTCAGTATGGGAAAGCTTTCTGCGTGGGTTGTAAGGCGTCCTGTGACCGTTCCAAAGGGGTTGTAGTCTATATATGCTGGTCCCCGTAGGAGGCTCTTCACCCGGGTGGAGTTCCGGGACGTCATGTGCAGATTCTTACATCCTTGGTTGTTCAGGTTTAACTTCTGATAGCGGAGCTTGTATAAAAGTTGTTGCGTTTGGTTCAAGTGTTCATAACATGCTGGCTTCTCATATGTTTCAAACACATGTTCCGTAATTTTATTCTTAATCTCGCAAAATTCTTTGAGAAAATTTTCGGGGACCAAATCAAAGATGCAATGGTCGTGCATGTTAATTTTGGCCAATTGAAACGACTTCATGTAGGCACGCAAGTGTTTTTGAGTCTTCAACAATACTCCTTGAAGTTCAGGAGGACAGACTTCATTGAGGCTTCGTCCTTCGCATCGGAGCCATCCATATTCTACAGGTGTATCTTGTAATGATCCTGTGTACTTCCACGTCCTATTAAGATCAGTGGGGAAGTCGTCGTAATAAAGTTTTCCATCGGTATATATTCCGATACATTCTGACTTGTCATCTATGGCTTGAAAATACAACCTAACCTCGGGTAGTGGAAGTGCCGTCTTGGACGCGGAGTAATTCACGTTCAATATCGCGCGCCGCTTCTTCTGTTTCTCGCTGATCCAAACCTCGTGCCTCCGCCCTAGCTTGTTCTGCTCTTATAGTATAACCGGTAGACCCACGATAGTCAAATGGTTTATTCAAAATTGTTTCAAAATAAAGCAAAGCTTTATATCTATCGCCCCCGTTAAATACTTCTATACACTCTCGCACAATCTTGCGTTGTTCTGCGTCGGTAAAGAATGTTTCTTCTTCGGCGAATCTCATCTCAAAATATTTACTCATAAAATAAGCAGCCGAATATCTCTCATTTAAGCTCTCCAGCGTATAGGTAGCACTCTCTTTCATCACAGAACGGATAGAATTATCAGCACCTACCTCGGCGATACTTGTTTTTGGCTTTCTCACCTTGTTGTAGAGGTTTAAAAGCTGTTGCCCAAAAAGCCTGAACACATATACATGCGGTGCGCTAGCAAACTTAGTAGACAATACACCCAAGGCGCCCGACGATCCATATCTCAACGCTGCTTGCTTCATGGCTACCGAATTTAAGTCTGCCATGATACGCCATGGCATGTTACCATCTACTACAAATCCATAATTATTACATTGGTTTGTCCAGAGTTCCCAATTGAGACTATTAAAGAAATCCATTACTTTGGCCTCGTCATCATTGGTTCCCACATCCGCTATTTCTAACACCAGTCCACTGTTGGTGCAGGAATACAGTTTGCTCTTGACATATCCTGGTAAAGTGAAGGGAAACTCTAAAGCGATATTCTTGGTGACGTCCATCAAAACGGCCATAAAATCATCAAAGTTCAAAATGGAAATTTGATTACCATATATATGGTCACGTATAACACTAGCTAAATTTTGAGAATAAGTTTTATAATGAGAGCGAGGGGATTCATAAGCTCGAAAGATCTTTAATTCAGCGAGATGTTTATCTTTAGTATCCAGTCTTCCGGTCATCCCCAGCTTTTGAAACTGGTTCGCCATGTCTTCAAATTGATCTACCACAAAATCCATAGCTTGTATGCTTATTTTTGGATCCGCGGCGCGTCCGTTAGAAAAGCTTTTCATCATCTTGGCGCGAGGGATCACAGGAATGGAGAAAGCATTAACCTTTCCAAACAAAACCAACTCCCCTCGTTGATAATCAAGAAGGTTGCGGGTTCCTGCTGGCACATCGGGGTAAGGAGTATAGTTTTGTAAATCGTAGATGGCATCTTTGTAGTTGCGTCTCTTATAATAAAGCGCCTTTAGGCTCTTACCTCGATTTTTACCTACATAATTTTTGCCCATTTATTATTTCTCCCCCCTTAAGGATCCGTCGTTGCGCTTTCTTGTCGTACTGCAAGATTGGTGTCGCAATTTCCTTGGACGCCACCGGGTGTTGCCACCTGTGTAGAGTCTTGCAGAAGCGGTGAGTCTGCACCGGTGCAATCACTGATACCATTAACCCACTTAGCATGTAATCTCGATTCTGCTTTGCCGGGAGCAAACGAATGTTCGGATTTTATAATCATCATATATCCTCCGATGCCGTACTGAGTCAGGTTGAGAGGATCCTGGCACTCCAAATTGGTGCTAGGTGCAAGTCCGCGTGGATCAATAAAGATGTAGGTACCAGGAAAGGTTTTTACATTTGCATACATCTCAATATCTGCATCATATAAGACTCTCAATTGTTGGAGTCCCGCATATCCTTCTTGTTCAAAGCGTACTTCTGCTAGCCCAGGTGAATCGGTTTTATTAAACTTAATATTTTTAATTAATCCGCGATTGCGGCCGGCTAAATAATGATAAATGCCCGCTCGTTCGTCGGCTTCCTTGTCTCCGTTCATGCGCTCCATCGGGGCCACCCGACCAGCAAAATAAACAAAGTAGTTCATTTCAGTAGAAACGTGTCCCGCTGCAATAGGAGTGTCGGGGACGCCGGAAATATTAAAGACTGGACTAGGAAGATTAGCTAGGTTTGCTCGGGGTTTCCATTCATCGAGCCATGTCATGACGGCGGGGGGTCCCGTCTGGACGGGGGGCACATACCCTTCGGTTAAGCTAGCTGTTATTTCATCAATTCCGGGAGTATCGGCACGGGGATAGGAAGTTATCACAGTTTGATTCATGCGAATTTTACCGCCCGGCTTAATGTCCCAATTAAAACAAGAGCCATCATTAAGGAAGTCAGTAATTAATTTATTAAACAAGTCATTCAGAAAGCGTGTAAGTGTATAAATAGTCTGGACATTATCGCTTAGTTTTTCCGTAATCCATTCCAATAAGTATTTAAGAGAAATGGGGACATCGCCGAAAGTACAATGAAGGGGTTCCCCGGCGTCCTTTCCTTGGTTGACTATCTCTAACGGTCCCAATACAATTCGCAACTTCTGGTAGGCTTTGTGTAGTCTTTTCATTTTTTGCTTTTCTAGTGCAACGTCGCAGTCATTAAATCCGGTCTCCTTGTAGATGGCCAGATTAATTTCGTCTTCCATATCCTCGGGCAACTCTTTTAATTCAGCCTCAATATTCGCCATAATACAATCTACTAAATCACTTAGGTATACAAAGGGAAGATTTTCATTCTTTGGATCCGTCGCCTCCAATCCTGCTCTAAAGAGGTGGGTCTCCTCGGCTTCTTCGGCGCCAGAGAATCCTTGATAATCTGCGATAGCATCTCGCATTTGACCATGAATCGTTCCTATTGCGGAGGCGCCTTGCTGCGGCTCCAGGTCGCCCACATTGGCAGACCAATCATAATACGGACCTTCCGAATTAAACAAACCAATATTTTCTATGGGCA